AATATCTTTCCATTCGCTATACCAATCGTTTAGAAGCAGCAAATTTACGAGCATCAGTCGGTACAACGGGTGATTCATACGATAATGCTCTGGCTGAAACGGTGAATGGCTTATACAAAACAGAGGTGATTGAATATTTAAAAGCAGATTGGCAAGGTTTAGCAGATGTACAACTTGCGACACTAAACTGGGTAGATTGGTTCAATAAAAAGCGTGTACACAGTGCACTGGGTTATGTATCGCCTTTTGAGTTTGAAGCAATGTACTATGATAAGATTAACCCGTTAGGTCAGGTGGCTTAACTTAAATAAAAAAGTCTCCGACAAACCCGGTACGGTTCAGACCGCATCATAATGCGATTGAAAAACAAGATTAATAATTTACGGTCCATGTTAAATGCGTGACTCCAAACGATTAGCCCAAGTACGCAAGCTGCCATGTATGAGATGTGGTGCACCAGCGCCAAGCCAAGCCGCGCATTCTAATTCTAGTAAAGACGGCAAGGGCAGATCTATTAAGGCTTGCGACTCAAAAACAGTTTCATTGTGTTTTTCCTGCCATCATTTATTTGATACCTACCAACTGGGAGACAGACAGGAAAGCGAAGAGCTATTTAATAAATGGCTTAAGCGAACCAACGCGATGCTTGAGTCAGATAAAGAATTATTTTGAATTATAAATAACCCAAACAAACCCATTAAAAGCGGTGCGTTTAATTGGGTTTAGTCCTGAGCCAAAAGGCTCTTTTTTGTGCCTAGAAAAAGGAAGCGAGAAATGAAAACGAAATTCTTGGCTATTGGCTTGATGTGTACCATGGCAATGGTTGGTTGTTCTCGTGATGCTCAAGTAGCTTCTAAGAATCTTTCTTATGCAGCTGACAACTTTGAGTTGGATCGTAGAATTGTTTTTTATAATGGGATCACTGGTGACTACATCCTTACAATCGAAGGCAAGTGCTCTTTTGATGCAGTAAGTGAAAAGAAAGTGGATGTAACTTGTAAGACAGGTGATTCTGAATTTAAAAAGCATTCATTGGGTATATCTGACAATGTAACTTATTTTTCTGAACAACTAACAAGTAAAGGTGTTAGTGCGTACCACTACAAGGTAGCTTTTAAACCACAATCAATAGTTCCTGATGTTGATCTGAAAGTGAATTAATTCCATCGAATTCGAGGGAATTAATTTTGGAGGGGAATATGGAACCAGCAACATTCCCAATCAATAGTTATTCAGGAATTGTTCAGGTAATTAACTATCTGAACAATAACCACTCCAAAGCAGCCGCAGAAGGTAAACCTTTAGTCGTTAGAATCAATCAGAAGGAAGACGACAGGAGCGCCGCACAAAACCGGCTTTACTGGGCTTGGCTTGAGCAGATCAAGCAAAAGACCGGTAATTCAAAGGATGACCTTCATTTACTTTTTAAGAAAAAGTTTCTTGCCCGGATCTATGTTGAAGGTCGGCAAGAGACTGCAGAAAAGTACATGGCTTTGCAGAACTTTAAAGATGTTATTCAAGCATTCGATGGACCTAAGCGCCGTCAACTTGAAAAGGATTACCAAGTTTTGGTCAATACCTTCATTAAAGACCACCTGCAAAGCAAGAAGGCCACCATTAAAGAATTCACCAAATATCTGGATAAGATCAACATCTATGCACATAGAGACTTGGGCGTGATGTTGATTATCCCGGATGACCTTAAGTGGTGTTATCAAAATGAACAGTGAACCAAATTTACAGGAAGTTGTCTTAAAGCTGATTGAGCAGAATAACAAGCTTATAGACCATGGCAACAAACTGACCGAACAAAACAATAAGCTGATCGAACAGAATAGCTTGATCGTTCAAATCAATGCCGAGCAATCCGCACAACTAAATGAAGTCTTGGCAATGTTTGAAGACGGCGAACCAACACAGCGATCAGGATCACTAGATGGGTGAAGACAATGAATAGAGGCCAGCCTTTCTTTGTAATTGATGATGATCTTCAAAAGTCGTTTGATAAAACCATTTTGTATTTGCAGGAACAGCATAGAACTCCTGAATTGAAGCGCAAAGAACTGGAGCTTGAATTAGTTAAACTGGTTCAAAGTTATCAACGTAACGGTTTGGATATTGATTGGATATCAATTGACTTACTTAATGGTGTAGATGCGCGAGTAAACTTAAATGAAACTCCAAACATTCAAGAACAAGTTACAGACGCTACAGGCACCCGCACAAACCCAGAAGAACTCTAAACAAAACAATTGGGGTTCTGGTCGTGGTGGTCGTCCGTGGCGCCGTCTTAAAGCTAAGATTCATTTGCGTGATGAATGGACTTGTCAATGTTGTGGTGTAGTCACTATGGAGCTTGAGTTAGATCACATCGTTAATATTGCTCAGGGTGGCAATGATGATGAATCAAACCTACAGAGCTTGTGTGTGCCTTGTCATAAAGAAAAGACATTGAAGGAGAGTAGACAATGAACGATGAAGAGCTATTAGCGCAGCTTGAATCGGTAGCTAACTTTATGCGTGGTATGCAGTTCGATACTCGCTTGCCAAGTGATGCAAGAGAAGCACTGCGTGATCGAGCGATTGATCTGGATGATTTTGTGGAAAATTATTCCAATAAAAATATGCATCAAAATGGTGCGTAAAATCTCAGAAGGCAGGGGGGGAGGTAAGAAGTTTTTTTAGAAAATTCTACGGACACCGCCCCCCATCTCATTTATAAAAAAAATTCCCTTTCAGAAAAAGTTAAAGCAAAAAGTTAAAATCAAGTTAAAGGTAGAGCAATGGCATTAACAGAGAAAATGGAAAAATTTGCTCTTGCCATTGTTGACGGCAAGACAAATAAAGAAGCTGCAATTTCAGCAGGTTATGCGGAAAAAACTGCATCCGCTGCAGGTGCTAGGTTAGCAAAAGATCCTGAGATCATTATTTATATCGAAATGTTAAAGGCCCAAAAAGAAGGGCGCTCTTTAACATCTGATTCACCAAAAGTTAAACCTAAAGATACGCCCGAAAATAGCGGTGAAGATGAAAACCCTATTGAGGAATTTCAGTTTGAAGGCGATGACCCTTTGGAGTTCTTAACAAAAGTTATGAATTTCAACGGCAATAAATTAAATATAAGAATGCAGGCAGCTATGGCGCTTATGCCTTATAAACATGGCAAAGTTGCTGAAAAAGGCAAGAAACAAACCAAAGCAGAAACTGCAAGAGAAGGTAGTAAATCAGGAAAGTTTGCAACTTTAGATAATCAATTGATGAGCTAAATTATGTCTTCAATGTCACCCATCTGGACTACAGCTTGCCCAGATTGGGCGACTCGTATTGTTGCTAAACAATCGTTAATGCCGTGTAAGCCATTATTTCCCAAAGTGGCTGACGTAGCGGAGCGTATCTTTAAAGAGTTAATTCTTGTTGATGTGATGGGTAGCCCTAAGATGGGCGATGTCACATTGGAATGGGTAATCGAGTTTGTTCGTGCAATCTTTGGCGCATATGATCCAAGCACTAAGCGTAGATTAATACGTGAGTTCTTTCTTCTGATTTCAAAGAAGAATACAAAGTCTACAATTGCCGCCGGCATCATGCTTACTGCTTTAATTCTTAATGATAGGCAGTCTGCCGAACTTATTATCTTAGCTCCAACCAAAGAAGTTGCTGATAACTCCTTTAATCCAATCCGAGATTTCATTCGCGCCGATGAGGAACTAAGTGAACGATTCAATGTGTCTGAGCACACAAAGACAGTTACGCATCTAGGTACCGGAGCAACACTTAAAGTTATTGCAGCAGAGTCTAACGCCGCGGCAGGTAAGAAAGCTTCAATTATTTTGATTGATGAGGTCTGGCTCTTTGGTAAGCGTGCAAATGCTGAATCAATGTTCCGTGAGGCAAAAGGTGGTCTGACTTCACGACCAGAAGGTTGTGTAATTTACCTCTCTACGATGTCAGATGAAGTGCCATGTGGTGTATTTAAGCAGCTTTTAGATTATGCCCGTGATGTGCGTGACGGCATTAAAGAGGATAAAAGCTTTCTGCCACTTATTTATGAATTCCCTAAGCATCTAGTAGAAGCTGGAGAACATTTAAAGCCAGAAAACTTCTATATAACCAATCCAAACTTAGGTGCTTCGGTTGATCATGAATATCTGATTTCGGAATTTAACAAAGTTAAAGATGCTGGTGAAGAATCTCTTAGAGACTTCTTGGCCAAGCATTTAAACATCGAAATTGGCATGAATTTACGTGCAAATCGGTGGGCTGGTGCAGAGTTCTGGAATCAACAAAAACATGTTTTTGGGCTTGATCAATTAATTGAGCAATCTGATGTCATCACATTCGGGATCGATGGTGGTGGTCTAGATGATTTACTTGGGGCGGCTGCATTAGGGCGCTTAAAAAAGGACCCCCGCATTTGGTGGCTTTGGAATCATGCATGGGCAAATAAAGTTGCTTTGGAGCGCCGAAAAGAAAACATCCCAAAGTACCAAGACTTTGAAAAAGAGGGAAGTCTGACTGTAGTTGAGAAAGTTGGCGAAGATATCGACCAATTGGCACTGATTGCAAAGCAGGTTTATGAAAGTGGCAAGCTTGACAAAATTGGACTGGACCCGCAAGGTCTGGGCGGTCTTTTGGATGGCTTATTGGGTGTAGGTATTCCACAAGAGCAACTTGTTGGTGTGCCGCAAGGTCATAGGTTGATGGGGTACATCATGACTGCTGAACGGAAACTGGCGGAGGGCAACCTTTGGCATGCTGGGCAGCAACTTATGACTTGGTGTGCTGGCAATGCGCGAGTTGTGATGATTGGTAATGGGATGCGAATCACCAAGCAAGAATCAGGGGTTGGGAAAATTGACCCTTTGATTGCAACATTTAATGCCGTGGCTCTAATGACTATGAACCCGATTGCCAAGAATTTAGACATTGACGAATATTTAGAGGATGTCGTGATAGCATGAGTACCACACAAGAGCCGGGGTTTTGGTCCCGCTTCTGGTCACGATTGACTGGAAATACACAATTAAAAAAAGGCGATTCGTCTTATCCTTTTGATAGTTATTTATCACCCGGTGGATCAGTTGTCACACCTGAAACGGCTTTGAAGCTTTCTGCAGTTTGGGCATGTGTAAAATTAAGAGCTGAAACTATCTCAACTCTTCCTTTACAGCTGTACGACAACAATAAACGTCTTGCTACTGATCATTACCTTTACCGTATTTTGCACGATTCACCCAATGCCGATATGTGTGCAAGTGAGTTTTGGCAAGTTCAAGTTGCTTGTGTTGACTTATGGGGGAATGCATACAACCTTATTACAAAAGACTCAAGCGGAAAAGTAATTGCTCTTGAGCCACTTTTCCCGAGTGGTATGGTTGTAAAACGTAATGATTTGGGAGCGATTGATTTTCATTACACTGAAAATGGGAAAACAACAACCTATTCGGAAGACCAAATCTTGCATTTTAAGGGTTTTACTCTTGATGGGCTTGTTGGTTTATCTGCTATTCAGTTTTTTGCTCAAACCATAGGCATGCAGTTCGATGCAAACAATCAAGCTCAAGACTGGTTTAAAAATGGCTTAAAGGTTGGCGGCTTTTTGGAGACTGGAGAGCAAACCTTAACTAAAGAGCAACGTGAACGGCTAAGAAATCACTTAAGCGAATTTAGTAAGCCGGAGAATGCAGGCAAGTACATGGTGCTTGAAGCTGGAATGAAACTTTCTGGCTCAAATAGCATTCGAATCAACCCAGTTGATGCTCAGTTACTTGAATCTCGGTATTTCGGTATTGAAGAAATATGCCGTGCCTTTGGTGTTCCACCTCAGTTAATTGGTCATACAAACAAAGCAAGTTCATGGGCTTCAAGTCTTGAACAGACTAATAGGGGTTTTTTGACCTATTCACTTAATCCGCAATTAGTTCGATATGAGCAGACAATCACAAAGAGATTGTTTTTACCAAGTGAAAAATACAAATACAGACCAAAATTTGCCGTTGAAGGCTTATTGCGGGCCGATAGCGCTACTCGCTCAGGGTTCTACACAAACATGATTCAAAACGGTGTTATGACGCGTAATGAAGTGCGGGATTTAGAAGACTTGGCGCCTTTACCGGGTGGCGATGAGCTAATGGTTCAAATGCAAATGGTCGGATTGAAAGATCAGGGGAAAACCAGTGGATAGACTTAAACTAACTTTAGAAATCAAAGCCACCCAAGAGGGTGGCTTTTTTTCTGGCTACTTAGCTGCTTTTGACAACCTTGATTCTCATGGGGACATCATCCGCAAAGGTGCATTTGCCAAAACTCTTCAAGAGTGGAAGGCAAAAGGCAAGTACCCAGCAATCTTTTGGGATCACAACCCATCTGAACCAATCGGAATTTTTACCGAAATGCGTGAAGACGAAAAAGGGTTGTACGTAGAAGGTCGTCTCTTAATTGACGATGTGCCGCGAGCTAAAGCTACTTATGCGCTGATGAAGGTTGGCGCGATTGATGGCATGTCCATTGGCTATATCACCAAGTCTTATAGACGCGATCCAGATTCACTAATCCGCGAACTGCTGGAACTGGAGTTGGTGGAGGGTTCAATTGTTGCCTTTCCTTCCAATCCAGAAACCCTAATCAGTTCCGTCAAATCCAAATTACAAGATGGCGAGCTGCCATCCCTACCAGAATTTGAAAAGTTCCTGAGAGAGTCAGGATTTTCAAAAACGCAAGCCACTGTCATCGCTAGTAAGGGTTTGCGTCATCTTTTGAGCGAGTCAGAGGGTGAAAACGAAAAAGCGAAATCAATTTCAAATGCCTTAAATATTTTAC